GCCTAATGCAGGGCTTACAGACGAAGATGCTGTGCCCGATGCGCCAGAAGAACCAAAAACAAAGCTAGGCGATATATATATCCTTGGAAATCATAGACTTATGTGCGGTGATAGCACAAGTATCGATTCTGTAGAAAAGCTAGTAAATGGCCAGCTTGTAGACCAATTAGTAACAGACCCCCCATATAACATAGCGTATGAAGGTGGTAGCAAAAAGCGTGAACAAATTAAAAATGATGAAATGGCTGATGAAGAATTTAGACAATTTCTTAAAGATGTATATATAGCTGCTGATGCGGTTATGAAACCAGGTGCAGTATTTTATATATGGCACGCAGATACTGAAGGTTACAATTTTAGGGGCGCAGCTCGAGATATGGGTTGGAAAGTCCGTCAAACATTAATTTGGAATAAAGATAACTCAGCTTTTGGTCGCTCTGATTACCATTGGAAACATGAGCCATGCTTATATGGTTGGAAAGATGGTGCAGCACATTTATGGGCATCTGATAGAAAACAAGTAACTGTTATTGAGTGCAAAAGGCCATCAAAAAGCGATTTACATCCAACTATGAAGCCTGTTGAGTTAATGGAATACCAAATACTTAACAACACAAAAGGCGCTGATATTGTTCTAGATTTATTTGGTGGTTCTGGTTCTACTATGATTGCTGCTGAAAAAACAGGCAGAAAGTCTTGTTTAATGGAATTAGACCCAAAATATTGTGATGTAATTGTTAAGCGTTGGGAAGATTTCACAGGCAAAAAGGCTGTGCTTTCGGAGTTAATAAAAGAATGACACAAGGCGTAGAGCATATTCCAACTGATGACAGCAGAAAGCTAGTGCGAAATCTAGCTGCTATGGGAACTCGCTTTGTCGATATAGCCCATAAACTAGACATAACTGATGACACGCTAAGAAAGCACTACAAGCCTGAATTAGAAGATGGGCGTATAGATGCCAATGCACAGATAGCAAACACCCTTTTTCAGAACGCTAAATCAGGCAATATGACAGCAGCAATCTTTTGGCTTAAAACAAGGGCTGGATGGAAAGAAACACAAGTCACAGAGCTAACAGGCGAAGATGGTGGGCCAATAAAGGGCTTAGAGGTTCGATTTGTCAAACCAGAGTAGTATTCCACCCGAAATTAGGCAGGCATTATCAGGGGTAGAATTTCCTTATAAGCTGCAATTTTTGTTTGAACCTATGCGTTACAAGGTGGCATTTGGTGGGCGAGGATCATCAAAATCATGGTCATTTGCCAGGGCTTTGCTAGTATTAGGCGTAAAACAACCAACCAGGGTGCTATGTGCTCGTGAGTTTCAAAACTCCATTAGCCAATCCGTTCATAAGCTATTGAGCGATCAAATAATAGATTTACGATTAGAAACATTTTATGAAATTACTCAGAACTCCATCCGTGGAAAGAATGGCACAGAGTTTGCGTTCGTTGGGCTTAAGAACAACGTCACAAACATTAAGTCCTATGAGGGTGTGGATATATGCTGGGTCGAGGAAGCACAGAGCGTATCTAAAACATCGTGGAACATTCTTATACCTACGATCCGTAAAGAAGGCTCAGAAATATGGGTTACATTCAACCCAGAGCTTGAGTCAGACGAAACCTATCAAAGGTTTGTTATCTCGCCCCCTGACAACTGCAAGACTGTCAAAGTTAATTGGCAAGACAATCCCTGGTTTCCTGATACGCTCAAATTAGAGAAAGATGCCTTGTTTAGTAGGGATAGGGATGCTTATAATACGGTTTGGGAAGGTTTATGCCGCCAAACAGTAGATGGTGCTATATTCGCTAAAGAGATGAATCTAGCAGAACTAGATGGAAGAATAACCAATGTACCCTACGATCCAATTAAGCCTGTTCATGCTGTATTTGATTTGGGCTGGGCAGATGCTACTGCTATTTGGTTTGTTCAGTTTATTGGCATGGAAACAAGACTAATACGATATTACGAGAACACCCAGCAGACAATAGCCCACTATCTTGCTAAAATACAAGAATATGGATACGTTATCGACACTCTTTGGCTGCCTCATGATGCAGGGAATAAAACATTATCTTCTAATGGCAGAAGTATCGAAGAAATTGTTAGAGCTGCGGGATATAACACTAGAGTCATTGAACGTACACCAATAGTAGATTCAATCAACGCTGCCAGGATGATCTTTAATAAGTGCTGGTTTGATCGCAGTAACTGTTACGATGGCCTGCAATGTTTAAGACATTATCGCTATGACGTTGATCCTGACACCAAGCAATTTAGTCAAAAGCCCTTGCACGACAATTACAGCCACGGAGCGGATGCCTTTAGATACATCGGGCTAATGGTTAACGAGCCAAGAAAAGCGCCAAAACAGAAAGCCAATTACCAACTGCCAGCAAGCTGGATGGGCTAAAATGCGTTGTATAAATGCTACACTTGGCATAAAATCAGCCAATCTATAAGGAATTTCTATGGCATACGATAGCGTTGCAGACTCACAATCCGATGGAAGAATCCAAGAAGCTAAAGATTTTTTAAGACTTTGTAACGATTCAGACAGCAATAATCGTGCTGAAGCCTTAGATGATGTGAGATTTGCAGCAGGCGATCAATGGCCTGTAGATGTGCAAAATAGCCGTGTTTTAGAAGCACGGCCTTGTTTAACCATCAATAAAGTTGATGCGTATATTCGTCAAATTTGTAACCAGCAACGTCAACAGCGCCCACGCATTAAAGTGCATGGCATGAACAATGAGGCTGATGAGAAGGTGGCAGAGATCATTACAGGCATTACAAGACATATTGAGAACCAATCAGATGCTGACCAGGCTTACGATCACGCATTTGAATACGCAGTCAAGATGGGCTGGGGTTACTGGCGCATTACTACAGACTATGTAAGGGATGACAGCTTTGATCAAGAAATCTATATTAAACGTATTGAAAACCCTTTTACCGTTTATTTTGATCCTAATAGCGTTGAACCAGATGGATCAGATGCCGAGAGAGTGCTCATTACAACGGTTATTTCTAAAGACGTATTTAGGAAAATGTACCCCGATGCAGAGTATGACCAAGGCTTTTCCAGCAGAGGAACAGGCGATACGGAAAGCGAATGGGTCACTAAGGAAGATATACGCATAGCTGAGTATTTCTATACAGAACGCTACAAAGATATGCTTTTAGAGCTATCTGATGGCACTACAGGCTATTCCACAGAGATTCCTAAAAAAGACGTATTAGAAGCTGCTGGCATTACTGTTATCTCTAAACGTGATGTTTGGCGCAAAAAGATTAAGTATTGCAAGCTAACTGCTATGCAAATCCTTGAAGAAGGCGAATGGGCTGGTAAATTCATCCCTATCGTTCCTACCTATGGTCAAGAAGTACGAGTTGACGATAAGCACAAGAAATTTGGTCTAGTACGCATGGCTAAAGATCCACAACGTATGTATAACTACTGGTCTACAGCATTGACTGAAACTGTAGCATTAGCTCCTAAAGCTAAGTGGTTGCTTGCAGAAGGCCAAGATGAAGGGCATGAGAACGAATGGGCAATGGCTAATATTAAAGCTATGCCTGTATTGCGTTACAAGCAAACTGACTCAGAAGGTAGACCAGCACCAGCGCCTACAAGATTGCAGCCAGAGCCACCTCCAGCAGGCGTAATGTCAGCATTACAAGGCATGAATCAAGACTTACAAGCAGTTGTAGGTATCTTTGATCCTAGCCAATTGCCACAAGGCATGATGTCAGGCAAAGCCCTACAAGGTCAGCAACAACAAACTGACATGACTAACTTCCATTACTACGACAATTTGACTCGTAGTATTCGTCACACAGGGCGCATTATTCTTGATCTAATCCCTAAGATTTATGACCGTGAACGTGTCATGAGAATTATTGGCGATGATGGCAAACCTGAAATGATTACCATAAATCAGCAAGGTCAAGATGAAGAAGGCGTGTCTAAAGTATTAAATGACGTTACTGTAGGCGAATATGACGTTGTAATGGATACAGGCCCTGGTTATAACTCTAAGCGTCAAGAAGCAGCAGATTCTATGGCTACTATCTTGGCTGCCGATCCTGCATTGATGCAGCAGATTGGTGACTTATGGTTTAGAAACCAAGACTTTCCTGGCGCTGATGTTATTGCTGATCGTCTTGCTGCTATTAATCCTATGGCGCAGATTGACGAAAAATCACCTGTTCCACCACAAGTTCAAATGCAACTGGCTAACGCACAGAAGCAAATCCAGCAGCTACAACAACAGATACAAGCTGAAGAAATGGATAAGAAATATCGTGCAACTGTTCAGCAACAGGTACAAGAAGCTGAAACAGAACGTGAGAAGATGCGCCTGCAAGTTAAGCGTGAAGATACGCAAATGCGTACGGATACGACAGCGCACGACACCATTATTAAGACTGAAACTCAAAAAGAAATTGAGCAGATGAAGGCTCAATTAGCTTTAGTTTTAGCTCATTTAAACAAAACAGAGTTCAAAGCCGCTAATGCAGAGGTTGTAGAACGAGCAATTTAGTGTTGTAAAAATGCAACAGTAATGATATAAACGAATTTGCATGACCTACCAA